GTTATTGTTGATGATGGCCCCTCTTTACGGAGGGGCTTTCTGATTTATAAATGTTAAAGTTTTGTTAAAGACTTGACTGGTATTTTATAATTGTATATGTTTGTAGTGTATTAATCAAATAACAATAGCATATGAGCAAATTAGCGGAACCTTGGTGGGATGAAGTTAGGAATCCAATAACTGGATTGCTATGCGGTAGTCACGACAGAAGAGGACACAGACAAGTGTCTGAAGAAGTAAAGTATCATAACGCATTTCCAACCTTAGAAATTAAAAAGAAATGAGCCACGATTTATTAAGTTACAAAGAAGCAAGAATTGAAGCACTACTAAATAAAATAGAAGAGCTTGAATTAAAGATTGAGAAGCTTACTACATATGTATTTGAGTTATGTGATAAGGATTGTCCAGAGGACTATAAAAGAGTAGTTAAAGGAGATGTCTTTCAACAAGGTTAGATATTTAGACAACTGGATGGCTCTTGCAGAGGCACTTGATCTGTTATATACAGCAAGTGCTTATGACAAGAAAGGTATGAACTCATACTATAAGAGACTAAATGAAGTTCAGTTCTATGTAAACAACTTAGAGATTGAATTACAGGAGACTCAGATGATGCTAAGGCAGTTTAAAATAGACTATTACAAGCTGTTGAGTAAGACATCTGATGAAGAGAAAAAGAAAATACTTGTAAAATAATTTTATTTATTAAAAATAATTAACTAAATTTGTATAATTAAACATTTTATTTATGACAGAAACATTAACATTTCAAGAAAGGGTAATTGCAATTCAAACTGAATTAAAAGCACCAAAGAATCAGTACAACTCATTTGGTAAGTACAAGTACAGAAACCAAGAGGATATACTGGAATCATTAAAGCCATTATTGGCTAAGTATCAAATCGGTTTAACTATTACCGATGAGATTAAAGAAGTAGGAGGATTAGTATTTGTTGAGGCAAGGGCTATCCTACACGCTGAAGGCAACTCTGTAGAAGCTAAGGCTCAAGCAGGTGTTGATGCAAATAGAAAAGGAATGGACATTGCTCAAAGCTTTGGTAGTTCTTCTTCTTATGCAAGGAAGTATGCACTTAATGGTCTTCTACTTATAGATGACACTAAAGATGCAGATGCCACGAACGATCACGGAAAAGGTACGGTTGCTAAAGCAGCAGCTAAAACACAAGGTAACCCAGCACCACGCTGGTAAAAATTAATTTTAACGTTAATAATTAACACAATGAGTACAACAAAAGAGACTATCTACGCACAAGGATTAAGATTCTTCAATCCAAGAGAGACTGCACCAGAATTTGTAAAAGGTGAAGTTATTGTAAACCTAAAAGAGTTCTTTGATTTCGTATCAACTCAAAAAGAACACTACACAGAATACCAAGGCAACAAGCAACTAAAGCTAAATATGTTGTCTGGTAAGTCTGGAATGTATTTCACCGTAGATACATTTAAGCCTACACCAAAAGGTGAGGCTACTCAGAAAGTAGAAGTTGCTTCTGCTGCTGATTTACCATTCTAACCTAAGAGATAATTGGTGGGGCTTAATGCCCCACTATTATTTTTAACTACAATAACAATATGACAAGGCAAAACATTACAGAATCAGACGAGAGGGAAGTCTTGATGATGCAAATGGAAAGGATAGAGAATGAACTCTTTATTGATCCTAACGAGGAGATAGAACATCCTCCAGTATCATTAAGCTTTGGAGAGCATACAATGGGAGGTACAGTATATCCAACACCAATTTCCACATATGGAAACTTAGTGTTTATACAAGCCCCACCTAAGAGTACAAAGACGTTCTTTGTTAGTTTGCTTAGTGCAGCTTATCTTGGAGGAAACTCTAAAGGTTATACTAAAGGAATTAACGGACATAGAGATGAAAGATGCTTAATTCACTTTGACACAGAGCAAGGAAGATTTCACGCTCAGAGAGTGTTTAAGAGAGTTTTAAGAATGACAGGGCTAAGTAATGAGTGTTACCATACTTATGGCCTTAGAGGGCTTGATTATGATAAGAGAATAGACTTTATAGATTATTGTCTAAGCAGAAGAGTAGATAACCCTGGACTGGTTATTATTGATGGTGTAGCAGATTTAGTGAGCGATGTAAATAATATTGATGAATCAAATAAGATTATCCAAAAGCTAATGGCTTGGAGTTTAGAATATAATTGTACAATACTAACTGTGATACATTCTAATCACGGAACCGATAAAGCTACAGGTCACCTTGGATCGGCACTATATAAGAAGTGTGAGACTGCCATCCAACTTAAGCCTAACTTTGATGAGGGATATATAGAAGTAAGATGTAAAGAAGCAAGGAACTATCCATTTGATACGTTCTCTTATAAGATAGATGATTACGGATTACCATCTGTGATAGACACAGATTTAGTTAACTTTGATACAAAGAAGTTTGAATAGATTAGAATTAACATTTAATGTGAGGCCACAGCCTCACCAGTCAGTAAGGTTTACTCGTAGCGGTAGGTCTTACAAGCCTAAGAAAATAGTGGATTATCAGTCATACATAGTTAAGTTAGTTAGCACTCAATTGCCAGAGGGATTTGAAATAATCCCTGCTGGCACTTTGATTTATATAGAACAGCTACACTATCAGTATGCTTATCCAAAAGCATTTAGTAAGAAGAAGAAACAAGAAGGAAAAATATATAAGGCAACTAAACCAGATTTGCAAGACAATCTAAACAAGGCATTCTTAGATGCCTTGGAAGGAGTGGTCTATGAACAAGATCAGAACATTGTTTGCATTAACAGTTTAGAAAAGTATTATGGGGAAACAGATAAAATAACCCTAACCTTAAAATATTAATGCTTGAAAAGTTAGCTGAGAACCACACCCTTTGGATTAAGATGGTTGTGAATATGGGATGTGATAAGCACATCGCAGAAGATATAGTACAGTCAATGTATCTTAGGATACACAGGCTTGTTACGGATGAGAAAAAGATAATGTACAATGATGATGAGGTCAATAGATTCTTTATCTATGTTACATTAAAAAATATGTTTGTTGACTATGTAAAGGCAAGAAACAAATATACGTTCTATGAATATATGGATAATGATGAGTCTTTAGATGATGGTCTTGATGATCTGGAGTTTGATGAGCAAGAGGCTTTCCATAACTTAGTAGACTCTATGTCAAGTGAGATTATGACTTGGGAGCGATATGATATTATATTGTCTCAGTTGTACTTTAAAACAGACCTATCTCTTAGAGACATAGCTAATGGCTCTGGGATTAGTTTAATGAGTATATACAATTCTATTAAGAACTATAAGAATATATTAAATAATAAATTTATTGATGATTACCAGGATTATATGAATGGCGATTATCATTTAATCAAACCTAAAACAAAATGAAAGACGAAACCTACTACCAAGGATTAGACAAGCGTACTAAAGAGTACAAGGAATGGGTAGCCTCAAGAGAAGAAGCCATAGCTTCTGAATCTAATGGACTTGGAGACACCATTGAAAAGATTACTGAGGCCACAGGAATTAAGAAAGCAGTTAAGTTCTTAGCTGGAGAAGATTGCGGCTGTGATGAAAGAAAGGATACTTTAAATAAACTCTTTCCTTACAAAAAGATTGAGTGTCTTACTGAAGATGAGTATAACTATTTGGTAGAGCAGATGAAGAGATCTACTAATACAGTTAGTCAGACTGTTCAATTAAAGATGTTAAAGATATACAATAGAGTCTTTAATGATAAGAAACAACCAACCTCTTGTGGGTCTTGCTTTAGAAGCACTTACAATGCGTTGAAAACCCTTATAGATGAGTATAACCAGTAATTGGAAAGAAAAAGATTTATTTGATTGGTTAAGTAAGAATTGGTATCCAGATTTACTTAAGAGCAGAAACCCAATGAGTAGATGGGATTGTTATTCTCCTCACAAGAAACACAGAATAGAGCTGAAGTGTCGTAGGAAACACTATGACACTTTACTCTTGGAGAAGAAGAAATACGATGCTATGATATTGGAAGTGGCTAAACATAAAGATATACCTGTGTATATTAATTCTACTCCAGAAGGTGTTTGGCTTTTTAATCTACTATTCATTAAGAAAGATTGGGAAACCAACTACCTAAACCCAGCGACTACTCAGTTTGCTAACACAAACAGAATAGCTAAAGAAGTAACATATTTAAAAATAACAGACGGAATAAGAATATTATGAATGATATGCAATTAAATTACCTTAAGACAGTATTGCTATCTCAGTTATTATTGGAGGCCAATGAAGGCCTCCGATTGACTAAGCAATACAAACAGAATGTCAAGCAACAAATCAACAAGCTGAATCAGATGTTGGAGGAGGTTGTTAGAGAAGAGTTCAACACAGTTTACGATACTGATCCGCAGATGGTGACTAATATCTTAAACAAGATAGAAGAACTTATAGATAAGATTAAAGGCTCATCTATTGATGAGCTTGTAATGATTAACTCTGTGGTAGATAAATACCAAGAGAATAAAGATTGGTTCAAAGAACACGCAGAAGCAGAATTTTTAAAGATAGATTAAAACGCACCACATATGAGAGGAAACGCAATACATTATGAGGCCACAGGAGATTACGATATTATAGATGTATGTAATCACTACAAACTGAACTTTAACAGAGGCAATGTCGTTAAGTATATTGCCAGGGCTGGTAAGAAAGATGATGAGTTACAAGACCTATACAAAGCTAAGGACTACATAGAAAGAGAGATAGCTTTTGTAAGGGAACTTAGGAATAAAGAGGCTGAAGACTTTAAAGATGGAGTTGTCAGTCCTTACAATTATAATTATAAAGATAGATAGATATGCCATTACCAAAACCAAATCCAACTGAGAAGCAGCAAGAATTTATGAATAGATGTATGGGAGATCCTACTATGAATAAGGAATATCCAAGACAAGACCAAAGGCTTGCTGTATGCTATACACAATGGAGGGACAGATAGTCCCTCTTTTTTTTATATTTATTTTGTTTTATTAACAATTAAATTATATATTTGTTGAAACATTAAAACATATAACAATGGGAAAAACAATTAAAGAGTATGACATTACTTGGGAAGGGCTTGTATTTAC